GACAGAATCGTCGCCAGCTGTTGGCGAGCAGCTTGATCGGCAGGATTGGCAACGAGAGCGTCCACAACCTGCCCGAGTTGCGTAGCTGCGCCGTCCTTCTGAAGCAGGCCGTATGTGTCCAGCATCGCCTTCAGCGCTACCGGCTGAACAAGACTGGCGGACGCTTGATACAGCGGGGCAAACAGGTCCGGGTTGTTTTGTTCGAAGGCGTGTACCGCCTCGTGGGTCAGCGCCTCAGTCAGTTCAGACGACCTCGCATTCAGGACAAGCGTCTTGCCATCCCCTGCGTAATAGCCGTGAGGAGCAACGATCGGCTTCCCGTTGCCATCGAGCCGTGTCGATTCAGCGGGGTCGACCAGAACAACGTCGATGTCGTACAGCTTTTTGTATGCGAGAGAGAGCCTCTTGAGGGCATCAAACCTCTCTTCTCCGATCGCCTCTGGAGTGGCAAGAGAGACGTTCTCGATGCCGAAGTTTTCGGCCAAAACAGGAGCGACGTTCTCCTCGACGTACTTTCGTTGAGTCGATACGGGCTGCGTTCTGATCCCGCTGTACGAGCCCGGGCCCGGGAGATCAATTGTCGGCGTCCAGTCCTCTGCGGGCGCATCTGTTGCTGCAACAGGCGGTGCCGTCCCTTCTTGATTCTCAGCCTGTACTGGAGGCGCAATCGAATCGCCTGCTTCTTGCGCTGGAGGTGCGGTCGACTCGGCTGTGTCCTGAACCTTCTGTCCGTCTTCATCAACAGAAGAGACGGCTTGCAGATCACGCTCAAGCGAGTCATTAAAGCTCTGTTGCTCGCTGACCGGGGTAGAAGTCTGTGAGGAATTATTTACATCCTCGGAGGTATTGTTTGCAGGCAAAACTTCGGCCTGAGGTGCCGCTGCCGTCGTTCCCCGCTGGGTAATTTCCGGGGTTCTGGGGAGGGTTGTTTGAGACGGATCGATGTACCGAGGGTCGACAGTTCGCATCGAATCGATCGCGGCTGCGTCGATTGCTCGCCTGTCGAATTCACTTGAATCAACTCCGCCCTGAATAGCGCGAGATACGAGGCCATTGTCTGTCTCAAGCCGGTCCCTGACCTTACCCAGACCCTTAGCTCCGCCATACATCAAGCCGCCCTGTATGACCGAGGTCAAGATCGTATCGCCGACCTGATTCAGATAGTCTTTGAGGGTCGCATCCTGATTCAGACCGAGCCCCGGCAGCTTGTCAGTGATGAACTGACCCGTAGTTGTCGCCACCTCGCCGGGGACTTGTTTGGCAACATAAATTGCCATTGCGTCGGTAAGCTGGTTTGTCGGGACGTCTGCCAACGACCTATTGAAAGTCTTGAAGAGCTTGCCTAGACCAACGCCCTCACCGAGCCCCTCAAATGCAGCAAAGAGCGAGGCCCTCGTCGCGTTCTCTCCCGGAGACAGGCCTGCCTGAAACCCGTCTTTGTAGCTCTCGCCCCACGACTGAGCAATCATCGCCGCAAGCGGGACCGTTCCTGTACCAGTCGCAACGCCGGCCGCCATCCACGGGAGTTGGGTCGCAATTGACGTGACTGCACCCTCGAAGTTCCTTCTAGCGCCGACGGCCTGACCGACCTCGGCAGAGTTCTGCATGTCTCGCGTCTTCTCTTTGAAGAGGCGGTCCCTGTCTACAGAAGTGTCGAGCCCCAGCGCATCTTTGACGGCAAGACCAAATCCATCCAAAGCGCTTCCGTACGCGTCTTCAATGCCGGTTGCGATACGCGATGCGCTGGCAATGTTTGGATTGTCTCGGAAGAACTGCGCTCGTTCAAAGTCAAAGCCAGTCTGCTCGGCGCTACCTACCTCTCTGTCCTTTCCATAGCCATACGCATAGGAGCTTTCGGCAACAGATGGCAATTCGCCCTGCTCGATCCGGCTTGCAATAACGTCTTCTTTTCTCCCGCTAAGTGCGCGAAGGGCAGTTGGGTTCGCATCTTCATAGCGTCGATCTAACGCTCTAGATGCCCCGCCAACAAAGTCCGTTCTGGCAGACATCGCTGCGCGTTTCGCCGGAGACGCGCTGTTATAGGCTTCTTGAACCTGCCTTTGCCCCTCAACGCTCAGCGGGGCACCGACATCCTCAATGGCACGCGGTCGCGCCGGATTCGGCATGTTGTCGAGAACGCTGCCGCGCAAAGAAATTCGAGGCGTCGGGTCTGGCTCTGGCCTAGACAGCCCTCTCGCGGCCGCCCACGAGCCGGCAGGCATTGAGGGTTGAACTTCACGAGGCTCTGGGGAGCGAGCTACAGCAGCAGATGTTTCTATCGGGTCTGGCCCCGATGGCCTAAAGTCCAATATGGGGTCATAACTCTCGGCGCGAGCCCTTCTGCGCTCAGTGCCGCGTATCGCTGAAGAGCGTCTTTCTTGAAGGTCAGGAGCGCCGTCGAGAATTGGATCGTATCCCATACTTCCCTCAGTTATTTTTTGATTGCAGTTGTGCGCGCACGCTCTCTGTCGAGAGCCTCTTTAAGACGAACCTCAACTGCGGCGTTACGTCCGGCGATCCTTTGAGCTTCGGGGACCAAATTGCTGTTGTATGGGACTGTTTTGTCTTTGGCGTCGTAGGAGACGCGCCAATTCTTTGTCTGAGCATCCTGAGTGAATCTGATGTTCTTCAGCGCATCAGCCTCGTATGCGGCGAACGTCTTGAGCGCGATTGCTTGCGCATCTGTAGCGTTGGTCGCCGCCCCAGACCGGAGGGCGCGCATCCCAAAGTCGCGAAGCTTCTCCTTCTGGAACTCATCGACCTTTTCGCCCTTCATATCCGGGCCCAGAACCTGCCCAACAGCAAAGCTGTATCGCGGCTGAGCCTGATTGATGTTGTCGTTAAAAATGCTGGCTTCTTTGTTGAACGCCTTTAAGGAAAGGCCGCCGGTCTCAGGGCCTCCGTCATCGCCGCCACCACCACCGCCGCCTCTGGGCCTATTTGCTGAATCTACGGCAGCCTGCGCCCTGAGGGCATCAGCTTTCATTCGTGCGCCCGCTATTTCCCGCTCGTTCCTGCCGGCAGACGGGTCGGTTACAGGAAGGCCCATAGCCATCTGGAAGGTTGCAAGCTCCTGCTTGACTTGCTTACCTTCCTTTGATGTTGCGTATAAGTAAGGCGTGTACAGCTTTGTGTTTGGGTCTTGCTCGACCACCATCCTCATCGACTTAGGTTCATATCCGAACCTTTCGGCCAGAGCATTAGCGGGACCGACATCTCCCGCCATCCACTGCTGAAGCGCCTTAGCAGTCCCATCCTTCTCCATCGTGGTTCGCATGTCCGTCAGCTGCTTCAGCGTGCCCGGGTCCATCTTCCCGCTCTTCGCAAGATGCCCTGTGAATTCGCTCAGGTAGTTGCTGAGAACGATCGGGTCGGTTGGGCTCGGCGTCTTCATACGAACATTGCCGGCTTCGTCTTTGATCTCTAGACCGGCCGCGTCTCGCTCTGGGGAAGGATCAAAGTGGCGCTTAAAGATTGCCGCTGACCCCTGCCTAAACGAGTCCTCTTCGGCGCGTTTACGCTCAGACTCAGACATCCTGAAGTCGAAGTCTTTTTGCGTGCGGATGGCAGCTTCGCGCTTCATGACCATATCTTCGTCTGCGCGCAGGTCTGCGGCAGCCGCACGCTTGTCAGCAAGCGCCCCAGACATTTCGCTTTGCAGCTGCTTTTGCCGCATCAACTCGATGTAGTCGTCGTTGTTGCGCTGCTTAGCTTTTTGTTGGATGGCCCCAGTCAGGCCCGTAAAGAAGTTCTCAGCCATCTCAGGCCTCCAGAGCTTTGCGCCGATGAACAGGCGGCTTGCCGTTAGTCTTCTCGACGATCTTGTCGAGCTTGCTGATGCCAATCTTGCGGACCGTTGCGGCCGGCAGCACGTACTCTCCGTTAGACAGTCGGATTGGAGATCCGTCGTCCTGATTGACTGCGGGTACGCTGTCAGATGTTCCGGTGCCGGGCCCGCGAACTACGCCGCCGTCGGCCATAAGGAAGCTACCAACAGCACCGCCGACACCAGACAACAAAGCGTTGTTGGCTTGGTTGGCCGCCAAACTGTTTTGGAAGCCCATATTCGTGATGTTGGCACCAGAGGTGATCGAGCCACCGTATCCGCCCAAGCCAGCAAGTCCGTTTTGTGTGTACATCTGCCCCACACGATCTGCCGAGCCCATCGAGCTACCGCCAACAGAGGCAGCGCCAGAGCCAGCTTGCGCGGCACCAGAGCCGGCGTTGATTGCAGCAATCGATGCGGCGGACAACCCGCGACCCATCCCCGCCACGCCAGCCAGTCTCTGGAAGCCCTGATCTCTGGCTTGCATCGTCGCGGTGTTCTGCGCTTGGGCTTGCATTGCAGCGCCCTGTAGACCCGTCCCAGACAGCAGCTGCGCCATACGGCCAGAGTTTGGATTCACACCCATTCTCTCCAGCGCTCGCATTGACTGACCGCGCTGGTTGTCCAGCGCTTGTTGTACATTCGCGCCGGCCTGAGAGGCCATCCTCTCGCGTTCCGCGTCGGTGTTCCACGCGGTGGCCTGCTCGATTAGTTTTGCTTCGAGCGGCCTAAAGGTGCCTTTGTTGTAGTCGTAGCTGTCTTGGGCCTGATCCATTGCCAGCCGCTGAGCGTCCAGCTGGCCCGCCATCAACGCGGACTGGTTGTCCATCAGCCGCTGCTGATACGGCTGTAGCGCCGCATAGCGCTCATTGGCAGTTCGGAACTGTTCTTGAGCGAACCCAAGATACTGTTGGCCCAGTTCTTTGGTTGACTCTAGAAAGGGACTGTAGTCCGGCGCTTTTGATTTACTGCCCATCATTCACCTCTAACTTGTATTCGATCAGTGCCGGCTCCCAGCCGTATTCTTTCAAGAAGCGTTGCCATCCCTTTCGGGATGACTTCATGCCAACAGAAGAGGCCCCTACGGCCCTAGCGGAGAACTTCAGCCACTCGTTGACCTCCAACAGCTGTTCTTTGCCGGCGACTCCATCGAAGGACATCGCCCATATCCACAACTCGTTTTTCTTGTCGTCGGTCTTTGTGTTCTGGAAGACAACCACCCCAGCCAACTTCCGGCCCCACATCAGGACGTAGATCATCGAGATGCCAGACTTCCAGCTGAAGAACGCCTCTTCGGGGAGCGTTGCGCAGCCGTTTCTGCCCTCGACTCTCAACAGCTGTGAGCGCACATAGGCCCACAGCTGTGGCATGTTCTCTTCGGTGAGGGCGACGACCTCAAGCATTACCAGCCCGCCGTAACGTCATAAGCCTTAACTTCGGCCGCAGTAGTCAGTGCATCGACCTCTGCTTTTTTGATCCACGAGCGCTGATACAGGTAAGTGCCACGCAATGTGATCGCATTACCCAGCGCGACAATAAAGGCGGCGTCAGCAGGGTGATCAACATTGTCATACCCCCTCCAAACAAAGCCGGCAGGCGGATTTTGACCAGCGGCGATATTTGTCATCCACGCGGAGACGTTGCGCTGTGCCTCGGCGTCTGCGTCAAAAAGCACGTTCTGATAGCTAATTGGCGACAGGTTCCGGCGCTCTCGCTCGGCATTAATTTCAGAAAGCTTTATTGCTTTTAGCTTAGGAGTGGGCGTTGTATCTTCCCAGACTCCATTCGCGGTATCCCAAACGTAAGATAGCCCCGGCCTCTCGGGGATGCCTAAAATCTGGTCATTCACTACTCTTCCGGCAAAAACCTTTACTTGACTGAATGTGACCTCGTCTGCCACCTCTAAAATTGCTTGCTTTTCTGGGTCGTGGTATACATTTTCAGAAGAAGAGTAGGGACCACTGACTTTATTAGTGATAATCCTGTCGTCTATGTTATAGATTACATAGCGCTTCATCTTTTGCCCTGTATTGCAAAGATTGTCGCGGGGACCGCTCCAGCAGTGTGCCTCGCACTAAAGGTTATGTTGCCGCTAGAAGACGGCGTATGGATATAACTTACCGAGATCCCATTGCAATAAAAGCCAGCCGGCCCGCCATTCCCATCATTGCCGTACGGGAACCCAGTGCTGTTGTGCCCAACAACAGCCGTACTCCCGACATAAATATATCCTGTAACGGTCTGAGAGGTTGCGGCAACAGAGGAAAATGAAGCAGTTATAATAATCGGTTGGTATGCCTCTGCATTTTCGACCGTGACATATAAATCCGTGTTGCCCTGATTGCCAACGGGGATTGTTACTGCCCTGCCAGCAATCTGAAGCGTGTTTACTGCAAGGTTAGATATATACGTCGAGATGTTGCTGGATGTGATCTTGTTGTTTGTCGTGACAGCAACGAACGATCCGCCGCCAGCGTTATTTAACGAGACGTTTCCAGACGACTCGCTCAGGGTAATGTTTGAGTTGTAAATACCGGATGGCTGTCCGGTCACGTTCGACCAGTTCAGCGCGGTGCCAGCGGCAAGAATCACATTGCCGCTTGCGTCTTTAATCGACAGCCCACGCGAGTCAATCTTTGAGGCATCGATAGAACCTGAGGCAATACGTGCTGCGTCGAGCGTGCCCGTGGTGATCTTGCCCGCACTCAGGTTGCCTATGTACGCCTCGCCAATCGCAGCAGACGCGAGATAGGTTCCAACATTAGCCGCAGTTATCTGGTAGCCCGGCATGATTACGCCGGTCACCGAGCCAGTCGGCCCGCCAGTCATCGTGATCGTCCCGTTCGTCCCAGATATGGCTATCGAGGAATTCGCAACGGCGGTGTTGTTCCCAGTGCCGATCCCCTGAATCTGACCGCCAGAGATAATGATCTGAGAGTTCTGAATGTTCTCGGTGCCGGCCAGACCAGAGAGATTCGCGGGCCTACTACTAACGCTTCCCCACGCAGCGGTCTGACCTAGATTCGCACCGTCAGTTAGCTGGCTCGTGTTCGTCGTTACGTTGCCGGCATCCACCCACGCGGAGCCGTTGTACACCCCGACCTTCACTGGGTTGAGATCGGTCCTGATCCAGATATCGCCCGCAACAGGCGAGGACGGAGTCGTCGCCCCATAGCTCACAGCGTTGCGCGTGGCGTTGGTTGCGCCCGTGTACCCCAGCGTCGAGAGCGAGACGTTAGAGTTAAGCCATCCAGCCGGGATGTTGCCGCCGATTGTGGCGGGTAGGTTCAGCGTGCTATTCGCGAGTGACGTTCCGGCGGAAAGGATCGTATTGCCGGCCGTGTCTTTGATCGACAGGCCTTTGGTGTCGATCTTGTCAGCCGTAATTGAGCCGGCAACGATCTGGCTTGCGGCCAGAGTTCCTCGAATGTTTGCGAACCCGAACTCAGCGCCACCGTCCTTTGCAATCTTCCAGCCAGAGACACCGGCAGAGTAGTTGTCAGACTGTATGAACCCGCCGATCTTTGCGTTGGTGACAGCCAATGCGCCGATCTTTGCCTCAACCACAGCGAGGTCAGCAATCTTCGCCGAGTCGATTGCAGCGTTACCGATCTGCGCAGTCGAGATTGTTCCGTTCTTGATGTAGGCGGTGTCCATATAGACACCAGCCGGGACTGACACTCCGTTGATTGTGGTCGGGGTCGTCTGAACAACAAACGGAAGCGCCGTAGGAACGGTCGTCCACGCGGACCCATCCCAGTACTTAGTGACCGGCGTCGAGCTTGTGTCGACCCAGACATATCCTTTGTACAGGTTCGTCGTCGGCGCTGTGGTTTGAGATACGGAAGGCGGTGCCAGAAAGAATTGGTTGGCTCGGACACCGAACGCGCTTGTCGGCGTGGCACCGTTGAGAGTGGATGCCAGACCAAAGCCAGATACGTGTCCGGCAGTATCGATCTTGACGGTGTATTGGCCCTGAAGGCCCGTGATCGAACTCGCTTGAGTATCGGCCCTGATCTCAAGAGCAACCGTCCCCGTAGTACCCAGCCCTACTGGTTCGCCTTTGACAAGCTGGAGCGTGTACGTGACAAACGCAGCCGGGTCGCTGGAGAAAGCCCCCGCGTACTTCTCGTATCCAGTGCCAGCGCCACGGCCGGGGATGCCAGCCAAAATGTATGCCCCGCGATGCTTAATGTTGGCAATCGCCGCAGAAGTAGCGCCGCATCGCTCAAGAGCAGTGATCAGTGTCGAGTTGTTGAAGACGTTTGTTCTTGGTTCATCGTAGGTATAGCAGACCACCACGCGATCTGTGCCGAGCGCATCGAGGGCAGTGGCCATCGCAGTAGCGTTGGCCGAGCTTGAGTACGTGTTGTAAGTGTTATGCGAGACGACGGCCGCCGTTGTTCGATTCAGAACCAGAACAGCCCACCCCGTTACTGGCGTATAGAGTCGAGTGCCCGCAGCGTTGTAAACGCCAGCAGTTGTTTGTGGTGCCGAGTACCCTCTAGCGTCGATCCGGTACGAGGTTGTTGCATCGACAGAAGATTGAAGCGTCTGAACGCTAGTTGCTGTCGCGCCGATCCTCGTATCGTCAGCGGCGACCCACGCATTGCCGTTCCACCGTTTCAGGATGTTGCCGTTAGCAGTATCGATCCACAGGTCGTCTGTCTTAGTCGCTGTCGGGGCAGTCCCCTGCACAAAGTTCGCGCTCTTTGCTGAAGCGGTGTTCGAGACGTTGTTAATGGCCGTTGAGATGTCGCCGCCAGAGTTGAGGCGAGCAGAGACGGTCGAGATTTGATTGGATATCGCCGTATTAGCTTCAGACTGCGTATAGGTCGAAGCTTTGGCGTATGCGTAGCTGCTGACGTAGTTCTGCGCATTGCTCAGGACCGCATTGTCAGCCGCCTGATAAGAGGCGGTCAGGGTTGTTTGCAAAGACCCTGTCGCTGAGGTCAGGTTCGCATTGGTCGCGTACTCGTTAATCAGCAGGGCTCTGGTCGCCGAAAGTCCAGTCGTCCCGTTATTGACTGAAGACTCAAGAACATCCAACCGAGTAGCGGATGCCGCATCGCCTGTCGAGCGCGCCTGACGCTCTGAGTAAAGCAGGCCCGTCGTCAGCTGGCTAAGGTCCGTTCCTGTGTATCCGCCCCTGAGTTGCGTAGCCAGAGTCGTTCGATCGGTAACCTCAGTGGCAAGACCAGTCGTAAGGTTGCCGATCTGTGTAGTGTGATCCGCTACAGCAGCACCGAGCGACGTGTAATTCCCGATCAGCGTCCAGTAGGTGGTATTGGTGGGCAGATTTCCTGTCGTCGTCCCTTTAGCTCTATACAGCGATCCGTTGTAGGTGACCTGTTGGTCAAGCTCATAAGTTACGGATGCGCTGTACGCAGGAATGTTCGAGATATCGTTGATCTGGTTCTGGAGATCCAAAACCTTTGAGGCGACAGACCCAGCAACAGAACTCGGAGCATCGATCAGGTTGATGCGTGAGCCGAGAGTCGAGTACAGCTGCGACTCAGTGATCTGCCCAGTCAGGGTCTGAAGCAGATACTCGACAGACGCCTGAGTCTGAGCGTTCGCCCCGCTGCTATATGGGCCAGCGACATCCCACTTACTCCTGAATCGAACCCAGTAGTACCGCACCCCACTGCCGGGGCCAACATTGTCGGCATAAAGAAATGCCTCAGTAGTGCCAACCAAAACAGCTGTTGATCCGGAGAAGCCCGGCGCTACGTTCGTCGATGATCTCCACACCTCAGAAACAGCAACGAGAGGGCTGTTAGGATCATTCCACGATAGGATGATGTTCTGTACCGCAGCGGTGGCCTGAAGGTTCTGCGGCTGCGGTGGCGGCGTCAGGTTTTCTTCATCGGCATTTGCGCTGGGACCAAACGGCAGCCCCCCCGAACCAGAAGACGACTGACCGTTGTATGTGATGTTCGCAATGCCGGAGTTGACCAACTCACGCCACGTGACGTTGGCATCAAGCTCGTTGCCTCGAATCCCCTCTCTGACCTCAATGAGTTCCTTGAGAGCCGCCATCAGCTTTTCAGGCGACTGAGGAGTCGGCAGAGACGGGACTTTCGTCTCGGGGCTGTTGATGTTGGGTGTACTCACAGCTGTTTCATCTCATCCATCGAGCCTGTCAGCAGGATCTGCTCGACCTCTGCTGTCCCAGACACTTGTATCTCAACTGAGTTGTACTTCTTCCCCGAAGGCAGCCTGAACGAATTGGCTGAAGTCACAGACAGCGTGTACGTGGTGTCGGTGTCGTACGTGGAGAACGTCAGACTTACTGGGTAAGACTTCGCAACGATCTGTCCGACACCAAACGTCTCTGGCTTTGGCAAAGTGAACCGCTTGCTCTTCCACGTGTAGGTCAATGCTGACCCTGTATCGAACTTCACGATATTGCTGCCAACGAGCAGATACAGAGAGTCCGTCAACGGCTCGAGGTATCCGGCCGTCGCAGTCAGATTCAACGTCACCAGAGCCGGCTCTTGCCCGTTGAAGCTGAAGACCAGACATCCGGTCACTGTGCCGGTGTTATAGAAGGCAAAGTACCGACCGTCGTATTGGTAAGCGTGGATCGAAGAGGGCTTGTAGGCCTGCCACTCTTCTTTCGTGAACAGCCCCTTAGTCAACAGCTGTACACCGCCACCGCTGATCTGAGCGAGTCCATCGGGGCTGGCGTAGACCACCCCGTTGTTCATCGTCACTGCGGAGCGCTTCGAGACGCAGGCATGTAGCTCATCGAGGCGGGTCATCGACATCGATGACGGGTCGGCACCCTGAATCAGGTACGGGTATGCAGCCGTCAGAACCGCCAAAGACTGACCAAAAGCCTTTGTCGCGACGATCTGGTAGTCGGATACCAACTCGTTCTCGCGCTTCCACGCATGAGGCATGTACGGCTCTGAGAAACAAATTATGTTCCCCGCATAACCGGCCATAATTCCGTTCGCCATCAGCGTCAGGCCGTACATCGTGTACGGAGACGGACCGTTCGTGCCGGGCTCGTTATCCGTTGCATTGCGAGGCGGATACCACCCGTCACTCGGAATGATCTCGCCCAGCTGGCCCGATGTCTTGTTGTCCGTAAACGAAGTCGTTGCAGCCGCGATTTCCGCGACGAACTGGAAGTCAGTTGCGTTGGTTCCGCTGACCGTCCTGTAGATCCGCTTGCGGTCAACCGTACGGTTGGACTTTACAGGGGCCGTTGACATGCCAGAGATCGCAACAGACTGCCCAGTAAGAACTGAGACGCTGGAGACGGTAGCCGGCGGGCCTTCCTCGCCGAGCGGAGTGACGAACGTGTAGGTGTAGTACCTCTGCTCGGCGACGGTGTCTGTACCCGACCCAGTTGCAGCTACAGTGGCACTCGTGGCGGGAGGCTCAACCCCGAGCCGGTAGTAGCCGTTCGGATACGTCCCAGCGCCGGGCACTAAAGTCGAGGTGGTCATCCTCGGCTCTTGCCCGTTGACGGTGTAGTACGTCCTCTCGTAAATGTCGCCCGCAACAGGTCCGCGAACAACGTCTGCATCTGAGGTGAACTCAAGCCAGTACTGGGTTTCAACCGTCTCGCCCTGCCCGAATCGATAGATCGAGACGGGATTGCCAGCAGACCGCTTTGCTACGATCGTTGTCGAAGCTTTGAACGGCTTCAGAGAGCCGCCAGTGATCTTGGTATTCGTCGACGTCTGAGCGGCGTTGTCTTTCAGCAGCCGGCTGTTCATAACCGGATACATGCCGTCAAAGGACTTGATAGCGATTGCCGTCATTGATCAAGCTCGATAGTTTGGCCCCGAAAGAACAGAGAACCCTCTTCGACGACCATTGCGATCTCGGGGGGCATCAGCACACCACCTTTGAAGGTCAGGACTGCAAAGCCAGATCGCCAGTTGCGGGGGCCTTCGGCCATATAGTTGAACTGCGGCCCGAACACGTCAGCAAGAGTCCCCGTATCAACGCCGTATATATGGCCGCCATTCAATGGGGAGAGTGTCGTGCGAGGAGTTACCCTTAGGGAATGTAGATGGCCGCAAACGGTGTTTATTTGCGCATCAGAGGTAGCAGTCCAAGTTGCGTGAATACCGTTCTTCAGGCGGTGAGTAATGATCGTGTGGTTGTTGACAAAGATCGACCAAGCCGAGATCCACCGGGGCAGTTGTTGGTCAAGAGAGAAACCCTCGACGCCCTCAAATTCAGGAGATGTGGCAGCGAGCTTGCTGTCAAATCTGAGGTCGTGGTTGCCGTGGGTTCGTAGCAGCTTTGCGCCACCGGCCGCCTTCTCGATCTCCTCACATCGATCCTGAACGGCCTCAAGCTCCTCCTTCATCGACGGGCGCTTCTCCCAGCCGATACGGTCGTGGCGCGATGCCGTAGCAGCGTCCAGAATGTCTCCATTCAGAATCACCGCCCACGGCTTTAGCTCTTTGATGATGTGAACGAACCCGCGATGGGCGGTTGTGATTTCGTTCGGCCAGTAATGGGCGTCGGACCCAATAACAATGACGCCGTCGTCCACGTTCAGATCAAGACGCATCCTTCCCGGCTTGATCGTCACCAGCATCTCTCGATCTGGAAGCGACATTCCCTTTTTCAGGAGGGTTGCTCGGCGCATGTAGATGTTGCGCGTGTTCGTCCGCAGCAAGATCGCCATCTCCGAGACAGTCTTGCAAAGCTTCCATAACCGGACAAACTCCAGATCACTGCATCTCGGCGCACTCATCGATCTCGCCTATTTCGTGAGTTTCTTTGATCCACGCCTTCGGAATCTCAGTCAGGTTCCCGAGTTGATTGGTGCTTGCCGTTTGGGCGAGCTTTACCCAGTCCGCGTTCTCGGCGACGAAGAAGCCCAATGTGTACACCGTCGCCCCGCCGATCTGTTCGGCAATCTCTCTGTCGCTCCACCCGCCCTCCATCGTGGCGTCGTGCCAAGTAACCATAACCATTCTCATAACTTGCTCCGGTCAATACGGTGGCGTGCAGGAAAACTCAATCTCAGCGCCGTCCACATCCAGACGGCGATCAGGCACAAACAACAGGTCAAACTTTGGTCGGCAGACCCACTCGTTTTGAGGTAACGATCTGCATGACGCCGTTGACAAGAGCAACGATGCCAACAATGCCGCCGCCAATAGCTTGCGAGTCCACTGGAACGTCATAACCAAACCCTTTGGCGATTGCGCCCAGTGCGGCGATGAATGCCACCAGCGCGTTGAGCAGAATGGTTCCGTTCTTCCACGTCTCGGTGTTTGCAAGCTCTTGTCCCTTGCGGAACGCATTGAAAAAGTCAGTAAGCATTTCTTCACTCCTGTGAATTGATTGAGACCACGAACAGTCTGGTCATCCACCCATACCCAAACGTATTGTAGGTAGACAAGTTTGAGTAGCGGATCGCCCTCAAAGCAAAAAATCGTGCGAGCTTTCTGTCATCCGCTGTTTGAGCGGCTTTGATCGTGCGCGGCCCGATAACGCCATCGACCATCACACCCAGCGCGTCCTGAAGGAACTTTGTAGATACAGAGACGCCTTGATTGACTGCGCAGTCGAACGTCGCAATCGCCCAAGCCCACGGCAGCTGGTCGCCCTTCATAACGTCCCAATAATCCCGCTTGTAGAGGAAGCGAGCGCGGTCCAGCGTCATCGCTTTGATATCTTCATTGGGGTAAGCCCGCTGTGAAATCCCATACTTAGTGCGGCCACCCGGATCTCGAGGGTCATCAACGTAGCCACCTTCCTCGCCGATGATGATTTCAAACGCGCGGTCATAATTCATTTGAGTACCTTCAGAATGACCTCAAAGACTGAGTACAGGATTGCGATCACGCCGCACACACCGATCCACCGATTAATCCACTTCTCCAACTTCACGGAGACCTTTTGGATCGCGTCTTCATTGCTACGAACGCGCTCTTCGACAATGACGATGCGCTCGCCCATCGTTGACTGGCGCTCTTCAATCAGCACGAGTCGTTGAACCGCGTCGGCCAGCTTGTCTACTTTGCTTTCGAGCCTGCGAAAGTCTTCAATCCCAAATTCCATATCATCCGACCGCAATCGCAATGGTTGTTAAATCCGCTTCCGCATCGTTGACCGAGACAGTCATAACGATTTGAGATGCAGACGCCGTAAGAACAGGTTCCGTAAAGTAAGCAGTGAGGATTGCTTGCTGGACCGTAGTCCTAAGCACTACGTCCTCGATGAACTCCGCTTGTCGTAGTGCGTTTGCCGCTTCAAAGCTTGCAGCGGTTGTGGACTCAATGGTCGACAGTGCAATAAGACGCAGCCCCAAAGGGGAATCGGATGCGGTTGCGGTCTCGATGCGAGTGCCAACAAAGATCGCTCTTGAAGATTCAGTACTAGCAGACGCCGCAGACTCCTGAGCAGCGGATACGAATACGGCAGTCGTTTGTCTGGTGTCAGCCGACGTTGCCGAGTCAGTTAGCGAACGAGCGTAGATGGCCGTTACGGACGCTGAATCTCCGGCAGAGGAAGACTCAGTAAGTGCCTCGCCCTTAGTACCGACTTGCTCTTCTGTTGCAGTCGCTGCCTCACTGAGGCTTGCACTAAATGTCCCGCTGTTGGCAGTGGAGTCGGTCGCAGTACCAGACTCAGTAAGCGACCGCGCAAACGTGGCGTTGGCCGCACTGGAGTCAGACGATGTTGCGTTGTCGGTGAGACTGACTGCTCTACTTAGCGCAGTAGCCGCGCTGTCTGTTGCAGTAGCCGGTTCGGTTCGACTACTGCTGGCGTTAATCTGGGTCGAGACCGAATCCGCTGCGCTGGCGGACTCCTGAACAAATTTGGCTGTATCCGAAAACTGTGTAACGGCAACAGACTCGGCAGCAGAAGCAGGCTCAGTTACGCTTGCGGAGAATGTCCCAGTAATCGCCGAAAAATCACCGGATGTCGCGCTCTCAGTGATCGTGCGTGGATAGCTTGCAGCGGGCGAGTTGGAGTCGCCAGACGTAGCCGATTCGGTTGCAGAAGAGGCGAATGTACCCGCTGCGCTAAGCGAATCTCCAGATGTCGCAGGCTCGGTTGCAGAACGGCTTGCAGTGATCTGAGTCGATGCGGAATCTGCCGACGTTGAGGACTCGGTGGCAGTCGCTGAATACGCCGGACTGCCTGACGAAGAATCACCAGCAGTTGCCGACTCGGTTGCGGAGGATGCAAACGTCCTTGACGCGGCCGAAGAGTCGCCAGAGGTTGCAGACTCGGTTGCACTTAGTGCTGCGGTCAGTACGCTGGCACGACTGTCCCCACTGGTCGCGCTTTCAGTAAGCGAAGCAGTATAGGTCGCCCCCGACGATACCGTCGAAGAGGACTTTAGCTCAACCCAATAAAGCCTGATTGCCATTTAGTTGACCGTTCGCCAGTTAATCACGTGCTGATTCGCAATGGGAATATCTGGCCGCTCGGCCATCCACCATTGCTCGCCATCCCATCGGGCCAGCACACCAGCGCCGCTGAATAATGTGACGAATACGGTTTCCCATTTTGGCGGCATTTCAAAGCGAAGTAACTCGCAGCGTCGGAGTCCACGGCCAGCCGCCAGCGGCGGGCAGTCCATAAATCCTGCCGGGGTTAGGTCTGAATATCTGCCACGGTTCCGACGTAACCGACACCATCTCCGCATCGGAAAGTGCACGCTCCCAATAGGCCACCATTAGGATGGTGTTACCTGACCCGTAATAGGCTGCGTTCCCTGCGTCTACCGTCCCACCGTATGGTCCAATTCCACCCGTTCCGCCGTCTGCTGACCCCAATAAACGACCCGCAGAAAACACTCGGTGCCCATTAGCCCCTGTTACACGAGTGGCTCCGTAAACAAAAGGCTTTCCTCGCTCCAGAAGGTTTGTAAAGCTTATTGACCCGCCACCATCAGAGTTCTGAGTCATGAGTCGGAACGATACTGTCCGGCCCGTCGAATAAGCATCTGTTGCTACGCCGAATTGTGAGCTATTTGGCCCAGTCGCAAAACCGCCTAAAGAATGACTGACGTAACTGATGCCGTGCCAATACGGGTCCACAGAGAACCCGCATACAACATAGGATGCGGAAGCAGGAAAGAAAGTATAGAACTGAGACGCCACGCCGCCGTCAGCAGTTACTCCAATGCCGTTTAATCCCACCCCGCTTGGTGATGCAACTATTGAAGTGTTTAGATAGTGAGCGGCTGCTTTGTAATTTGTTACATCGTAAAACCGAGAGCCGATTGGATGCAGGGCTACGCGCAGGCCGCGAGTTAGCTGATTGCTCCAATTAACCTGTGCAGCGCCCTGCGGCTGTTGACGCCAACGCTTCGGCAGGAACCGCCCGTATCTCGGTGTATCGATTACCGAATAATCGGATGGCGTGATCGGGAAACTGGTCTGAGCAGGACTCGGGAAACAGACTGCGCGTGATGGTGGTCGGAAGATTTGCCACGGGTTGTTAGACAGCGAGACTAGCTCGCTCTCGCGTATGTTTTGCGGGATTCTCGCAAACAGCGATACTTCTATGTTCGCGTCGTCGTTTGCGGCAGCAGGCCACAGCCGCTGTGTACCGACATAAGCGGTTGCGCCGCTCCATCCTGCTGACCAAGATCCCGCAACTGAAACTTGAGTTGCGTTGGACAACCCATTCACAACAATTCCAGTAACACCATTAACATCACAACTAACTGCGATTGAATACCAGACTCCAGTTTGAATTGTTACAAGTGTGTTTGCTTTACCAAATGCCACTCCGGATGTATCTCTGCCAAACCAGACGCGCATTGGGCCGCCCGTAAAGCTGCCGCTTACGCAAAGAGTTGGGCTATTGTCAACATCAAGAGTACGCTGTGAGTAAATTACAGCGCCATTATCAGTCGAGGAGCCACTGAAGGTTGTTGCGGTAAGCGAATTAAACTTTACGACCGCGATAAGTGTTATCGCTGCCGATTTTGCGGTATTAGCCGTAGATAAAAATGCGCTTGATGATGCTGCTACGTTCCACGCTGCGCCATTTCTCCCATATTTAATAGCGCCGTTTGCCCCACGAGTCCACCCTAATGACTGCGACGGAGTCCACACAAGATCAACTCTAGGGTCGATTTGTGCATTCCCCTGCGGCTGCTTACGCAACTGAGGCGAGCGAATCCTGCCGGCCCAATTTCTTGCGAGCGGCACAGTTTGCGATTTAACTGTCGTCGGCCCACTCAGCAGATCAAACTTTATCGACCCAGAATCTTCTGGTGATTCAGCATCGAAGTTGAAATCGATATTCGTGCCCGCGCCGGGTTGTGCGACAGGAGACAGGGTCGTCTGGTAAACCTGACCAGCAGTTGACGAAAGGATGTAGTCGTTGCGGTCGCTGACGGTTTCGTCGAGCGCGGAGAATAGGTTTCCGCCGGGCAGCGAATAAAAGACAGCCTGCTGGGGCTTAAAGATTTGCCACGGGTTTTCTAGGAGCGCAAGGCCTGCGTCAATGTTTTGCTTGGTACCAACAAGAAGGAGGCTAATGAAACCAGTCCACCTAGTTGTAGAGCGAGTCCCTATTTTTAAGTTTTGCCCGCTAGTTAATGTGCCGCCAGCCGCCGCACCAGTGCCCGAGTTAGTAGGCCTATCAACATAAATGCGCGTGCCGAATCCTGTTTTCCACGTTCCGAAATATGTATGCGTAAAATTATCGTTTAGGCCACCAAGACCTGCTTCTGATTGAACAGTGGTAGTTGTTATCCGTATAAATGCGTTACCTACGCCACTCGTATTACCAGTCAAAAGCTCAAACCCAGTACCTACGCGAGAGCTAAACGGAAACGAATTTACCGTCGCGCCTTGAGAAAGAACGGCGATATAAGTAAGCTCGGTCATGCTTGGCATCGCGCCAAGATCAATGTCAGGATTATTCGCTGCCGTTAACACTGCCCCAGTAGACGAATTTGGGGCATACCGACCAGACCTAACGGACAGTCCATCGAAATTATTGATGGTATTTTGTTGAAGTCCGCCGCGAACGCTAAACCGCATTCTTGGGTTTGTGCCGCTCCACGCAGTGTCAAGGCCAATGGCTTGTGCAAGTGCGCTGCTTGTGTCAAAAGACACGGCACCTTGCGGTTGCTGCCTCCAACGCTGACGAAGAAATACGCTCACGGCACCCTCACCCAGCCGGAATTGCTCAGGTCAGCAATCGGGCGAGAATACGAGAATGTGTTCGACAGGAAGACCGTCATCGACTTTTGTGGGGCAAAGAGTTGCCACGGGTTCTCGTGAAATGCAAGAAACTCGGAGTCAGATAGCGGCCTTGCCCAAGCTGCTGCTAGTGGAAGCGTGAGTCCCGTTCTAGACGTAATTGACAAATGGAGTCCAACATTCCTTAATCCAGCGGTTACCGCTCTCGGGTCGGAGTCTTTTAAGGATCCGTTGACATAAAATTTATTATTGCCAGTTGGTCCGAACGTAACCCCCATCGTGATGCGTTTTTGAAGCAAGCCTGAAATGTCTACTGCGGGGCGCTGGTCGCCGGGATACTCAAAATTTGAAGAGGTTGCTGTGTACGAAAGTACGTTCCAGTTGTTGTAATCTGGCTTAAAGACGCGATGGCTCCCGCAAGCAAATACTGTCGTGCCAGCAGGGTATGTAAATGCCGTGCCAACATGATTGAAGCCAGCCGCCGCAAAACTAAAATGCGCGTAGCCAGCGCCCCCGGTGTTGACAAGAGATATATCTCCAGCGGTTCCGTTACATGCGGCACCAAACCCCTCAGAACCGCCGCCCAAAGTGAAGGTAGAACTTCGAACTGGCCGAAATCTCGGTTTTGCCGGATTCTGAGCGCCAGCGTTGTTGATCAGAATGACGTGGTCTAGACCGCGAGCAAGCGGATTGCTCCAGTCAACTAAAACCACGCCTTGAGGCTGACGCCTCCAGCGACGGGATAAAAACTGAGCCATTGCTCAGATCGCCACGCCCCAGACCTCTGCAATCTGAACGGCACCAGCAGTGAATGTCGCGCCGCTGTCGTTCCTAAATACCAGCTTGCTCTTAACGGGCAGAATTCCACCGTAAGCCGCAGCCAGCGAGAAAATCTTACGGTGCGCGGCACTGTCAGCAACCATCGGAAGGGTGCCGACAAAATGCATCTCGGCTTCGTCAGCGGAGGTCAGTCCAGAGTCACTGACGGTCTTGCCAAAATTGGTCCCGTCAATCGAGCCAACAGCAAAGACCACACACTGCTGATTTCCTGTCGTCACACCACCAGTAATCGCAACGTCAATCAGCACATCAAGCGGGTCGTTTGTTGCGTGATTGATCTCGGCAGAGGTGACATACGACCCGTTAGTCAATGTCGCGAGACCTGTTACGGTAAGCGCCGCTGCTGTTTGTACATGAGACTTAATGTCTGCCATTTGGTTCTCTCAATTGCTAGGGAGATCGGCCCGCTTGATCAGCGCCGGTTTCTCAGTGACTTTGACGGGCTTCTCTTCGATCTGGAGCGGCTGTTCTGGATCACTGCAACCGAACAGCATCAGCCACATCGCCAGAATCCAAAGAGCAACCCACGGGTTCATCAGGCAAGAGCAGCCTGAACGTCGTGTGCAAAAACGTAGCCCAGACCGAGGACTTCAGCGCGACTGGCGGGTTGAAGCGCCATACCTTTGATGAGGTCGGCTTGAGCTTGAGTCAGCACAGCAGGCACAACGGCGTCTAACAGAGCTTGCGTATTCGGATGTCCGACATCGATACCGCTGTCTTGCGAGACGAACTTCATCGCCCACTTGATCGTGACGTTCGATCCAGAGGCGTTGTTGAGCGCCTCGATGATGTCACCGCCAGCAGACCCGTGAGCAGCCAGCACACCGCGTGCGTTGACAAACTTCTCTTTGACCATCGAGTAAATGCGGTCGTTCATCATGTCCGCGAGAACGCCGGGCGAGTCGGCAATGAATGCCGCGTAGCCGCGATTCAGGGGATCGTCGAGGAGTTCAGTACGAAGGCTCATCTGTTACTCCTTAGGAGATCGTCAACGTGACGGTGATGTTCAGCGTGTCGTTGTTTCCCACTGCGCGGGCAGTAAAAGTCCCAGCCGAATACAACGTGCCCGAAGTGCCAGAGGCAGCGTCACACACAAAGCACCCGTTGATGGTGTCCGTAGCCGTGATGCCGAACGAAACTGCGGTGTGCGTAATCGATCCGGCAGATGCGGTGCCGAACGTGATTGCTTTTCGATTGCCGGTGTAGGCGGTTGACTCAGTCCACCCCTTAGACGCAAGCGTGTCGGTCGCATTTGGGTTTGCGCCGAGGGTGCTGATCATTCCCAAGAACCAGCCGCCGGCGGGCTTTGCGGTCGAGCCAAAGACGACATTCAGGAGAAACGTCCTGCCGACATTAGTCACGAGGTTGCGAAAGTTCTCTCGCCACTTTTCTTGGCCGTCTTCGCCAACGCACTGAATGTCGTAAGTGAAGTACGGAGCTTCGATTGAATCAACAATCGCGTTGTTGCCGACGAAGCTTGTGACAGCGGTGTCGGTAGAAGAGGATGCTTCTTTCATTTCTTACTCCTAAAAGTCCGCCCGGACTTTGAATTTGATGAGGTCGTAGACCGTCTGAATGGATTGATCCGAGTACGTGATTTCGATCTCACCTTCGTAGTTCCCGGCATCGACATTGAGTGCGCCAGAAGGCCAAGAAAACGAAGCGCGCCCACCAGCGCCCGCTACGTTGTAGGGAGCAGAGGTGTTAATCGTCCCGTCGTCATTCACGAAGCCGGGCAGCAAAGTCCCGACGATTGTTTGCAGCAGAGTCGTTGAGCCTTCTGCGCGGAAGTACATGCGCGGGGTTGCCCCCGTGCAGTCAATCGCAGTGCCGGCAGATGTCTTGAGGCTGATGACGATCTGGGGCCGGGTGTCGCCCTGAACTAACTTGATTCGCTCAGCCATCAGACCGCCCTCGGAATTCTGAATCTGCGCATGCTTGCCACGCTGTCTTGGGAATTGGTCAGACGCGCCTCGCGCATGCCGCGCTCAAATGCACTGCGGTGAGCCATCGCCAGCTGGGGATTGCTCCACGTTTGGGCGGGGATCATCAAAAGATTTGCTTTAGCGCCGTACGAGATTTCTTTGTAGTACCGCTCTGCAATCTCATCGGGTATAGACGTAGACGCTCGAAGCGGAGTTACGGCAAAGCGCAAGTACAGCTTTTCGGTCAGCGACTGGTCTGCAATGGGAACGAGACGAACAGCTGTTTCCGATGAGTACGTGATCACCAATGGGCGGCCGGTATCTGTCTGCCACGCACGCCCACTTGCGAACAAGTCTTCGCGAGACATTCGGCTCAGCTGGTTTTGCCCCAACATCGCCCGCAGGACTTGTACAAGTCGGGTGCCTGTAGGAATGTCCAGATCGACCTCAGTGAGCCCCTTAGTGATGCTTACGGGATCTTGGTCAACCGTGTAGATGAGCGCGTTCTCGCAAAGCTCAATCGAAGCGTCCCTGACAGCCCTCTCGATGGTCGCATCGGGGCAACCGAGTACCTCAGGAAGGATCTCAGGGACTAACGTCGAATACAGCATCAGGCAGCAGCCGCAGCACGAGGCGGACGGCCGCCAACATTCGCGGTGTTCGGGCTCGTGATCTGGTTAACTTTGTTGCCCAGACCCAGCGCGTTCATGAACTGCTGGTAATGAGCTTGTGCGCGTGCCGAGTTTCCAGCGTACTCACTGTCTTTTGAGAACGCCCGATAGCAAACGTAGTCAACAATCGCTCCGGTGTAGATGTCCTCTTGAGAGAGAGAGGTGGACAGGACAGAGATATCCGTCGGAGTTTGGCCGTAGACAATCTCAATCTGGTGGCCCGCAGTGGCCGGCGGATACACGTAGTACTGACGAGGGTTGCGTTCGTCGTACATGAAATGCTTAACGATTGCTGAAGCCGTCTCGGTGTGCCAGTCGGGCTTTTGTGCGTCGAGAATTTCGCGCTCGACAATCCGAATCGCTTTGCCTGCCACACCAGACGGCATGTTCCGAGTAACGTCGATAAGACGAACACCGTCAGCCGGCAGTGAGTAGCGGGTGCCGCCAGAAGTCAGCGTGACCGTAGAAGTAGTTGCGTACAGATCGGGGCGAGCGATTGCGATCTCTCGACGCGCATCGTTCAGGTAGCGCAGTAGTTCATCTTGCGGCCACCGAACATTCGTTTGATCTTGAATGATGTCTGCCGCTCGGGTCAGAACATCGGATGCTGAAAGTGGCATTCGTTACCTCACTAATAGCCGGAGAGGGCCGAAGCCCCCTCCGTTAACTCATCACTTCGAGACCAGAGACTCAACGAGTGCCTTAGGCGTAACGACTTTGTAGCCGTACACGTTCAGGCCGCGCATGATGTCGCCGAACGTCGCAGTCGAACGAAGAGTCTCGACTTTGGTGACTTGCGAGGCGAAGGTCAGACCCTCTTTAACGCCAGCGAAAACGCTGTAGCCGGTCTTGCTGGTTCCGCCGTTGGTGTCGGTGGTGCCAGTCACTTTCGGCAGCAGGTTCGACACGTAAACGGTGAATCGGTCGATGGTGCCAACCTGACCATTGCGAGCAATCGAAGTTGCATCGCCGGACACGTACACGTTCTTCAGATCGCCCTTCTTCAGCATCGCGGCGAACCACGCGGGGACTACAACGAAGCGGCCAGACTCGGGCAGGTTCTGCTCGTCCATCGCCTGACCGAGGTCCAGCAGGTGATCGAGCGGGGTGCGCTTGGTCGAAGTTGCGCCGGCACCAGCCGAAGAGGTCGGGTCGATTGCAACGGCGATTGCCGATGCGCCAGTGGCGTTGTAGAAGCCAAGAGGGATGTTCTGATCGATACGACCACCCAGCGGGGACGCCTTAGAGACGCCACGGTTGGTCGATGCCTCAGCGCCGCCCACAATACCGGCCAGCACGTTGGTGTCGATCTTGATCTTCATCTGCTGGGCAGCATCGTTCGAGAAGATGTCCATCAGACGAAGGTCTGCTTGGGTCTTGTCGATGTCGTCAGCAACCACCGAGAAGTAGTGGCCCTTATCGATGTTCAGTTCCACAACCGAAGTTGCAGGAACTTCGCTCGTCAGCGTCAGACCTTTGGTGTAGTCGTTGATCGTGATCGTCGGGACGGTACGGATCTTGACTTTGTCGCCCTGATCTTTGATCTCGCCTTCCCAGTCGGTATTGGCGATCGCAGACAGAACGGTGCTGTCGTAAAACTTCTGCTGAAGCTTGCCCGACCAAATTTCGGGGATGAACTTAGCAGCGTAGCCGTCGGTGGTTCCTTGACCGGAACCGTAGTAGTTACTTGAAACTGGAATCGACATGATTTACCTTTCATGCCGCACTGGCGGGGCTACCGTTGTCGGATGCGACCCTCGCGTCCTGCGGCGAAGATTTCTTGGTCAATCCGATCCGCTTCCGCTACTGAATAGGCGCCGCGTCGTCGATCAGCAAAAAATCGGCTGATCTCTTCGGTCGTCCAAATCTTTTTCCCCGGCGGTGGTGCGCTGACACGAGTTGTCTGCGGTTCCACTTGAAGCTCCAACGGGTTAGCGTCTACAGAATCGGTTCTGGTTTCGCCACCAAACGCATTGAAGAAATTCGCCACGCGCCACGAGTCGTTTGAGTTGACTGCCTCATCGAAGACCTCCTGCCGCACTCGCCCGCTGAACGGGTCAATGCCGGAGAGCCACGTAAGGAACTCTTTGTCCTCGTTAGTACGCTCCCAGTGAGGAGCCTTCGCTGCCAGTTCGTTGTAGAAGCGGTCTCGCTTGATACGCGCCGTCTCTTCGCGCAGCTGGTCGACTTGCGCCCTGATGTTCCCAACGTCGTCGGGGACAACTTCGGCGGCGGCCCGCTTTACGAAGTCAGTGAACTCCTCGCCGTATTCCGTAATCTCCTCTGGCTTGAGCTTCGAGGGCTTAGGAGGCGGGGCGCTCGCTTGTGACTCGGCAAGCTTTTCCTTCAGTTCACGTATCTCGGCTGCCAGTCGCGGGACTTCAGCTGAGTACTTCCCTGACAAGACTTCCCACTTTCGTTTGAACGAAGCGTCATCAGGTTCAGGCGCTGCCTGTTCCTTAGGTGCCTCAACGGGCTCGGGAGCCTTTGCTTCTACTTCGGGAGCCGGTTCATCGGTATTCCCGTAATGCTGGCGGTGCAGGTCTTCCGCACGTCGTGCTTGTTCTTCAACTGCTCTTGGCAGCATTTATTTCTCCGGTGAGCCGTTTGGGTTTGATCAAGCCCATTTTGGGTATTTGATCGTTTCCTACTGGTATTCACTGTGGGTGCGTAAAGTCACCGAAAAAGCGAGCGCCCTCGTGTTTTCTCGGTTGCTCCGTTACGGAGCGAGGTCTTTCAGGATTTCAGTCAGCGTGGCAACGCACCCTTGCAATCGGTGCGTCCCTACGGTGTCCTGCCTGTAGACCAATTCCTCTGTTCGAGACTGCAACAACTCACGCAGCCCCTTCAAAACTTCTTCGTAGTCGCTGTTCCCACGAAGCCTGCGAACAGCTTCTTCAAATCTCACTTCTTGAATGACTGCCTCTGCCAGCTGCTGTCAGAGCAATCCATCACGTTCCCGACGTATCCGCCATTGGCATAGCCAACAACGCCGCCGCGAGCCAATTCATCTCCCCGCTCCACCTCTGGAACGGAGTTAAGAGGCTCGGGGCCGTCGTCTGGCTGCCGGTAGCTGCCCGGCATTCCGAGCGTACTCATGTCAGCAACCCCGTCCTTTACGACTACGATGTCTGGCTTAGGGGATTTTCTTGAACGGAGATTGTCTGCCTGCGCGGAACGAAGGTCAGCCAGAGCGGCGTCGTACTTCTCAAGACGCGCTTCGCGCTCTTTGTTGCGCTTGCCCTCTTTGTAGGCAGCGCCGGCTGCGGCCAACCCACCCAGAATTCCGATTGCACTCACTCTGGAGCCCCTTCTTGTTGCGGCATCTGAGCCATCTGCTGGGCAGCGGCCTGCTCTTGCATCAGGCGTTTAATTTCCTCGGGGGCGGGAACCACTTTGTCGACATCAATGTTCAGTGTCTTAGCCTGCTCTCTCAGCAAGTAAGCCCTGCGCTCGGGCGTGACAATCTGGGTATCGACGGGGTTCAGCACAGAGGCGAGGAATTCAGTACGCCTAGCGTGAATTTGATCCTTCATTAAGGTGGCTACCACGCCCGTTGCGACGATCTGCGCATCCGCCTTGATGGACGGGTCTTTGTCGTAAATCATCAGGTGGTTGTACAGACGGGTAAGCGTTTCGGTGATCCCGCCATCAAGAGCAAGAATCGCCGACTTGATTCCCTTAGCTGCGTTCTCCATCAACATACTTAGTCCAGAGGCAGTTCGGCCCGCGCCAGAGACCGCAGAAGAGCCGTAGACGTAGTTCGGCACGCCAGTGACCTCGTCTGCCACCTTTTGAAAGTACGTGTAGACGTTCAGCAGAGGCTCGGCATTCATATTCGGCTGCCAGAAACGAACAGCCGGCTGGCCGGAGCCGCTACGGTCAGCGGTGGTCTGCCATATTTGCCACGGCACCATCTCGGTGATCTGCTGTCCCTTTGCTAACCTGTCCACGCTGATCTCCGCCTGAGGACCGGATGCGAGACTCATGTTGTTTGCAAGAGCGCGTGCAGCTGCATTGCACATCGACTGGATGTCGCGCATCAGTTCAGGCAGGGCTTTACCAGCGAACGCGCCGGGAATCGTCTCCCAGCACTCTTTTGAGTACGGTCGGCGTCCAAGAGGATCTTGATTGAGCCTGCAAAGGATGACGTGAGATCCAAACATCCACGCGTTGACCTCGTACTCCCTGTAAGGCTCTACGTCCTTCATGCCCCATTCGCGGAGCATTGAGCCAGAAACAGATCCCCAGAAGTTAATTCCCTCAATGAGGTCGTTGGATGAATTGGCATACGAAGAGCGCCCCTTGAGCATCGTCTGTTCAACATCGCTAAACAGGTACTCGCGTAGTCCGCCGCGACCATATGCATCGATTGCTGCCTCGACTTCGCTGTTGTTCACGCCCGGCATGTCGATCATTGCCGCCAGAGCAGCGCGGGTCATCTTGATCCGCTCGATGAAGTACCCCTCTTGAGGGTTCGTAGCGTTTGGACTCCAGAAGGCGTCGTAAGGATTGATGCGCTCGAAGTCCAAAGCCACCACTTCATCGACGACGGGCTTGAAATTCTTCGACCACTTCAGCTGCCGGCGGCGACGAACGATCGGACCCTTCAGGATCGAGAACGGGAAGGTAGTGAAGTCGTATATCAGTTCGGATATGACTTTGGCCCAACCCGACTCTTCTAGGATGTCGTCCATCCGGCCGATCATTCTTCCGGTCGCTTCGCGCGTTTGCTCGCCAACTTTTTTGGTGACCTCGGAATAGATTTCATCCATCCGCAGTTCGATCACATCGGGGCTGATCGTCATCCCCTGCGACTGGACCTCCATCGCCTCGCGCACAACGGTCGCGATGATCCCTTCTCGAAACTCAGGAGGAACGGATGGCTCTGTAGTTGGGGTCAGCGACCACGTCCGGTCAGACGACAACATCACGTCTTTGATCCAGCTTTCAGCTGCTCGGCACTTAACATCGGTCAGCATCATGAAGATGTCTGTTCCGCCCTGCTCGGAGATTTCCATCCGCTTGTCTGGGTCGTATTCACCCCGACGCTGACGCTCACAACGAAGTAGCCGCTCAGTTAAAACCTGCTTTGCGGTCTTAGCCTCATCCCAGCACTTATCGATATAGGCTGATAAAGACCCAATGATCTCGGCAGGGATGTCCATCGCCTGCGGGGGGCGGCCCAAACTGGTCTGCAACATTTGCTGTTCCTAATATTTACGCCCACGCGGCGCGTCGTTTTTGGATTGGCTGGGCCCGGACGGGGTTCATCTCTGCTCGCATCTGCAAACAGCCGTACTGGAGGGCGTCGTGAACGTGACTGAACTTGTCTTTAACAGGTCGGTCTTTGAACTTCGTTGCGCCAGACGCGCGGATTCGCTCGTATCGGTAGCCGCCGTTGAATCCCTTACGGAGCATTCGACACTTCTCATCAAGCAAGAATCCCGGCTCGCCACTTGTTGCTCTTTGGAGAAAGAACGCAACAGACTCCCGTCTGGCAACGAACTCATTCGTGACGGCGGGCTCGCAAAGCATCCCCATCTCCAACAACTCCTGCATGCAGGTCTTCTCATTGGTCTGGGAGCGGATCGTTCCAGCTGGGTCGCCACACGCCTCGATACGGAAGCCGGAGTAATTGGCCTGAATCTCTGGGACCACAACTTCCGAGTAGAACTGGCGGATACCCATATCCTCGGAGACAAGCTCATTCAGAACCAACAGCTGTCCTCTCGGAGACATCTGCAAGAACGTGCAAGCGGGGGTAAGACCAAAGTCGAACGACAGGACGATTGGCAGGCCTCTGATGGGCTCCAAAGGAGCCTTAGAGAAGTGGAAGTCCTCCTTCCATTCTGGATAGACGGGCTTGCCGTCCATCGTTGTCCCATACGTCCCGCAAAGGAAGACTCGAATCCAGTCCTCGGTCTTTCCTGCGACTTGTCTTAGGTAGTACTCGTACCCGGCCGGCAGGTTGTGCGCGTTCTCGGCTGCGGAGTTGGGCAGGTATTCCCCGAAGGTCGGGCTCTCATCGTCGGCATCGAAGTACAGGCCGCCGGGTTGCTTGAAGAGCTTGTAGCCTTTGGGCTTGTCTTCTTCAAAGATTTTGTACCACCAGCTGTCGTCATCAGGTGGGTTGGTATCCAGAATGACGCCGGTCCACGTCGGTCCGCCATTTCTCAATGCAGGGTATCGGCCGACCCGTTGGGTCAGCATATCGAGGACTGCCTTTTCCATCAGCCCCGCCTCATTCATCCACGCACCCGTCAACTCCAGAGAGCGCATCTTTCCGGCGTCGTCTGGGCGGTCCATTGCTAAGAACAAGACCTCGATGTCCAGACCAGTACCGTCTCCGATATCACCGATTGATATCGTCGAAGTTATCGGGCTGTCCCACTTCATCGTGCAAATGGGTCCGAACCAGTCGGTCCAAGTCTTGATCGTTGTGCTTTTCAGTTCTGGATATGTGGACCTCAGGATCGCCCAACGAGAGCTTCTGCGACCATCAGGGCCGGGCTTTTGTTCGAGGGCGCGTGTCAGGATCTCGACGCAACAGGACGAGCTTTTGCCTGAACCTACGGGCCCCATCAGTCCCCTGACAAAGCTGCTGTCAGCGTGGAAGTCTGCCGCTACGGGCCCCGGCGGCTGATAAGCAACGAGACTCACTGTTTCTTCCCGTAAGGGCGGTCGCCCCCAGCAAACCTCTTGAGCTTTTCGGTTCGCTCCAGTCTCAGTCGGTCTGCCTCAAGCACATCCTCAAGCTCCTGCTTTCGGGGGGTCGCGGCAGGCGTCTTTTTGACAACCCTTTCGTCTCTGCGCATCACTTGTCGCTCATGTTCTTGCGAGGAGAACGCAGACGTAAGTTTCCAGTGGTGGACTTCCCGCCCTTACGAATCGGTGTTTTGTGGTCGATGTGCATGCCGTCTCGGTCAATGCCCTTCCGGTCATACATCCGACGGGCCCTTTGACGTTCCAGCTGATCATCGGTCTCACCAGAGGCCTTCTGAAGCTGATAGGCGCGTTTGTAATCCCTACCCATTACTTCGCCTTCATGTTGTCAATGAGGTTTGGGTAGGGGCGTCCAGCAGCCTTTGCCGATCTCTTTGCTGACGCTTTCTGTTTCGGCGTCAATGGCTCGGACTTCTTCTTCGGGTTTGGGGTGTCCCAGATTTTCTTCATCAGCACTTCCACGCCCTGAGGGATTTATTGATCCGGCTGTTCGGGTCTTTGGCGGTCTTTTCGCTCGTTAACTTTTTCTTCATGCCTTCCATCCGCGCACAGAACGAGTCCTTACGCGGGCCACCTTCGGGCTGTGGTGGCTTCAGATTGCCGCCGGTTGATTTGTTGTAAGAGGAGCGCCCTTTGGCATTCAGCCCGCCATCGGGGTCTTTGCCCTCTTTGCGTGTCCACGCTGGTGTCTTGCTCATTTCTTGTAGTTCCACGGGTCAATCAGGCCGCCTCGGGCGAACTCTTTGCGTACCGACACACCAGCGCCCTTTGAATTCTTGAACCTGCTGGAGCCCTCAACAGAGACCCACGGCTCGACGCTGACTCCATCGCCCACACGAACCGAAGTCGATGCCTTTGCGAACCCAGTAACTCCAGCAGGCCCGCCCTTACCACCAACAGCTATCAGCCTCGATGGGGGGCCGTCGGAGTCATCCTGATAGGAACCGACGTTGTCTCGCTCAGCAAGACGTTGGTTGATGGGGCGATCATCATCGGGGGCTTTCTTGCCTACAAATCCGCCCGAGTTCATCTTCTTCGGTCTAGCCATCTCTGTACTCCGGTGGCAGATGCCTGCCTAACTTTTCGGCCCAATACGCGCTCTCGCAGTGCGTCGCATGCCAGAAGAACATCCAGTCCAACAACCTCACCAGAAGCCCCCACAGAGGCTCTGAGCGCCTCCTGTAGGCCCTTGCGGATAAAGACTCATCCGCATACCCGCCCAGCATCGCATTGAGCAATTGATCAATAGCCAGAGCCACGTTGAACAGGTAGCTCATAGCGGGGGGCTGAAATTTTTAGACAGAGCCGGACTTTTGCAGAGCGAGTTCGCAATGGGTCCGATGGGGGGGTGGTCTGGTGCGAGAGCGGTGGAGAGTGGTATGGAACCAATGCCCGCGCGCCTAGCCCATTTGGTCCCGCAGCCCACAGTCAGCGGCACACTAAGGCCGCGCGCGTAGCCCACAGTCACCGAGCCACCTAGTACTGGGCTGCACGCGTAGCCCACAATCAGCCGGCCTTCTGGCGACGATCCGATTGTGAGTCGGATGATGGTCCAGCAATGGAGCGGGTCTCCGGGGTGATGTCGATCGTTCTGTTGGGAACACCCAGCTGAAACGTCACTTGCCCGCTGGTTTCGACTAGCTGTTTCTCCCCGTACTTCTGGGGTTTCAGCTTAGAAGCGATCCATTTCCGGGTCTCGATGCGCAGCTTCGCTGCCTGCACGGCGGCGATCGAGTCGGTGCCCTCGGTCTGGTCGGCGATCTCGATGATGTCGTCGGCCATCGTGTCGGTGCGGTCTTCATGCGCTTGCGCGTACCTTCTCGCGAAGTCGGGCTGAGTTCGCATCCAACCGTAGACAACGAATGCCGATCGACCTGTCTGCCTGCACCAGCTGCTGAGGCTGTGACCGTTGGTGATCCACTCACAGAGAGCATCGCCCTCCTCTGTCGTATAGCTGGCAGGCCGGTGGGCTGGGAGCTTCTCTCCCCTCTCCTGTAGCTCTCTCACCTGCTCTTCTGCTCTCTCTTGTCTGAGAGCCTTTAGCTGCTCCGCCAGACTGTCGGCCGCCAATTTTTCTGTGAGCCTGTCCCGCTCGTGTTCCAGATCAAAGGCCTGACGGGAAAGCTCCTTCTTCAGAGCTTGAAGCTCCTCCGACTTGATCTCCCCCTTCGTTTGCTGGCCGTCGACCTTCGGCATGTCAGCAGCCCTTCTTGCTCATCGATCCGACCTTGCCGCCCTTGCTGTAGCCCATCGCCTTGTGCTCAGCCTTCTCGTGATCCATCACCTTCTTCGGGGCACCGCCCTTGCGCAGGTACTTCATCTCATCGGCCGCCATTTTTTTCGATTCGACGGGGGGCTTTTTCTTCATCGAGGTCACCGTAACGTATTGTTTTTGAAGGGATTGAAAGATTCTTTTGATTACCGCTTGACATTACCTTTGGGTAGGCTCAGAATTCGTTCACGGTCGCAGCAAACGACCCGGTTACTACCCGGCACCAAAGAACGGGAACGGCGCTGAGCCAAGAACCTCAGCAACTCGACAGGATCGAGCGTGCGGTCAGACGACAGACCCCTAGGAAACAAAGCATCACCATCAAGCAGTGGGCGGCTGCAACAGCCGTCCGCTCGGTGAGCCTCTTCAACAGGGGTTCAGCGAGCGGATTGACCCGCATTCAACCCTACCCCGCCGAGCCGGCTGCACAAGCAGCGTTGCGCTG